TACCATCACAATTCACACAAATCATAGGAAGCGGTACATTTGAGCCAATTAGTGCATATAAGCTACAAATAGGAAACCAAGAGATTGAGTTTAAAGTAAACGAAGTAAACCATATTAAGTTCTTTAACCCTGACTACAATGTAAGTGGTAATCAATTATATGGAATGAGTCCGCTTATGGCTGCTTGGGAAACTGTATCAAGTTCAAACGAAGGCACAAGGGCAAAAGCTAAAGCATTTATTAATGGTGGTGCAGCAGGTCTTTTGTTTAGTGGAGATAAGGATGCAATGCTTGATGGCGAACAAATAAGCAAGATTAACCAACAGATAGACACAAAACTAACAGGTGCAGATAATTATAAAAGAATTGTAGCTACTAACGGTATTGTTGATTACAAGCAAATTGGAATGAGTCCAGCAGACCTTGAGATTATCAAATCAATAGGTGCGGATAGAGATACATTATGTAGAGTGTTTGGAGTAGACCCTATCTTAATGGCTACTGATTCTGCTTCTTACAACAATAAGGAAATGGCTTACAAAGGTTTGGTAACTAATACGGTTATTCCTATCTTAAATATGATTAGAGGTATGTTTAACGAGGTTGCTTTATATTACTCTTTAAGAGATGGTGTAGAGTATTATATTGACTACGATGTTCAAGCGTTTCCTGAAATGCAAAAGGATATGGAGAAGATAGTTGCACAGATGAAAGAAAGCTGGTGGATTACTCCTAACGAAAAAAGAGATGCAATGAATTATGATAGATTAGATGAAGTGGATATGGATAGAATTTTAGTTCCTTCAAGTTTAGTTTATTTAGATGAATTAGGTATGAAACCTGGAGTATGACCGAACAAGAAAAAAACGAAGAACTAAGAGCTTATCTTGAACTATGGGCATACAGAAAGTTTAGGAAGGCAATGAACCAAAGTATCAATCCATTGTTAAACTCTTTAAAAGAGAGTAATTCAATAGGATTTACTTATGCTTTACAGGCTATGCTTTACGACCCAATGCCAATAGATAATGCAATAACTGAATTTTACGAGTTTGCTTGGTGGTCTCAAAGTAGTGCTTTTGTTAAATGGGCAAATACTAATTATAATGCTGGTTTATCGGATAGAGACCCTATAGTTATTAGAGAGTTTAACGCTTACTATAATACAATAGGAGTTGAGCATAGTAAAATTATTAACGATACATCAAGGCGAAGAATAGACGAAGCATTTAAAGCGGCTTTTGCTAACGATGAAACAGTAGAAGAATTTCAAAAGAGATTAGTTAACGAAGTTCAAATGAATAAATCAAGAGCAAGGATAATATCAAGGACTGAAAGTGTAATGCTTTTAAATAGAGTTATGATAGAACAAGCTAAACTATTACCTTTTGAGGTTAATAAAGTTTGGGTTCACGACCATCCAATGACACCAAGAGATTGGCATTTAGCTTTAAATAATACTAAGAAACCTTTAATGATTCCTTTTGATGTTGGTGGTATACCAATGCAATATCCAGGCGACCCAATAGGTGGAGCAGAAAATAATATAGGGTGTAAGTGTTCTTTAGTTATAGTACCAGTTTAGATAAAATAACATCATATATAAATAATTGCTAAAAAAGTTAGTATCTTTGTACTATCATAGTTTGGTGTTTTGGTTTTAGGGTGGGTGGTAAAACATCCACTCTTTTTTAAACACTATAAAATATATCGCTTATGAAAAATATAAGTTTCAAGAATTACGACGCGTCAATAAAAGACCTTGATGTCGAAACAGGAGTAGTTACAGGTTATTTCTCTCAATTCAATTCTATTGATTTAGATGGGGATGTTATAATGCCAGGTGCATTTACAAAGACAATCGCAGAGCGAGGACCGGATTCATCAAAGCCTGAAATTGCGTACCTGTGGCAACACGACACATACCGTCCTTTGGGGAAATTAATGGTATTAAGAGAAGATAGCTTTGGTTTATATTTTGAAGCTAAAATGAGCGATACAAGCTACGGTAAAGATGCTTTAAAACTTTATAGAGATGGTGTAATTACTCAACACTCTATCGGTTACCAAGTAATAAAATCACAAGAAAACACAGATATGGGAGAAGAAATTGATGCAATCTACGAAGTTAAACTTTGGGAAGGTTCAGCAGTTACTTTTGGTGCAAACCCTAATACACCTTTTACTGGCTTTAAGTCAGCAGAAGAAAGAGAAGACCGAATTAAGACTTTGGTTAAGGCTATTAAAAATGGTACTTACACAGATGAAACATTTGGTCTTATTGAATTTGAATTATTAAAACTTATTTCACTTGTTAAATCCGAAGAGCCGACTATTGTTACTCCTGAAGAAACCGAGCCGAAAGAGGACAATAAGATACAAGAAATAAAATTATTTAGAAACCTATTAAATCTTTAAAAAGATGGAAGAAATTAAAAATTTAGCAAATGACATCAACGCAAAGTTTGATGCAAATGCAAACGCTTTATTAAGCGTAAAGAATGAAGTATCTACGATGGTAGAGAAAAGTATTGATTCAGTTAAAGCTGAAATCAAAGCAGTAAAAGATGAAATGGATAGACAAGCTGAAGAAGTATCTCGTAAGAGTGCAGCTAAAGTTTCTACTAAATCAATCGGTGAGCAAATCGCTGAACAATTAGATTCGAATATGGCAATCGCTGAAAAAGAATTGAAGTCTTCAGGTGGTTCATTCACTATGAATTTAAAAGCGGTAGGTAATATGTTATTGTCTTCAAGTTTAACTGGAGATTCAGTAGCTACTTACAACCCTAATCAAGCAATTTTACCTGCTCAAAAATTAAACTTTAGAGATTTAGTTTCTACTGTACAATCAGCAACAGGTACTTTTGTAACTTACAAAGAGAGTGGTTCAGAAGGTGCTATTACTGCACAAACTGAAGGTGCAGACAAAGGACAAATCGATTACGACTTAACAGAAGTTAAGACTGTAAACGCTTATATCGCAGGTTTCGCAACTTTCTCAAAGCAAATGATGAAGTCATTACCATTTATCGAGCAAACTTTGACTCGTATGATGTTGAGAGATTTCTTCAAGGCTGAAAATGCTTCTTTCTTTGGTACAGTTAGTGCTGCTGCAACAGGTTCTACAAGTGTTGGTGGTTTAACAAATGATGTTGAAGAAATCATTCAATTAATCGGAAACCAAAAGACTGCAAACTTTAACGCATCTTACGCTTTAGTTTCTCCTGCTCAAATGGCAAGATTAATTATCGCTACTTTTGCTAAAGGTTATTATGCAGGTGCTGGTGCAGTTGTTCTTAACGGTGTTGGTGGTTTAACTATCTTTGGTACTCCAGTATTCGAGGCAGCTTGGGTAACTGATGACAAAGTATTAATCTTTGATAGAGACTATATCGAAAGAGTTGAAGTTGAAGGATTAAATGTAACTTTCTCTTACGAGAATGGAACTAACTTCGTTCAAAACTTGGTAACTGCAAGGGTAGAAGCATATGAGGCAATAAATCTCATGCTACCTACTGCTGCAATTTACGCAGATTTAGGAAATGTTTAATTAGTTCTTTAAAATAATAAGAGAGGGTAGGTGCTTAATTGTATCTACCCTTTTTTAATGCTAAAAATATTAGTAACTTTGTATAATGTATAAATGCACAGTCAATATATCACATAACGGCAAGAAGTATAACAGAGGTAACTACTACGATCTTGTTTTAAGCGATAAGATGAAAGAATTTATAAAGGTTGGCTACTTTACCGAAATAATCAAAGATGGCGTTACAAAAGAGTTTAAGGGCAAAATAAAGAAGAAATAATTATGGCTAATATTAAAATATCAGAATTAAATCCATTATTAACGGTAGAAGATGCGGATGTATTACCGATAGTGGATAATGCGGTTACTAAAAAAGTAACTGCTGCAATTCTACGAAGTTACACACAAGGTAATTCAGTTCTTTTAACAGGCGCACAAACTGTTGCTGGAATTAAGACTTTTACTTCACAATTAGCATCTTCGGTTGCTACTGGTACTGCTCCTTTTTCGGTTGCTTCAACTACGAAAGTAACTAACTTAAACGCTGATTTATTAGATGGTTTATCTTCTGCTGATTTCCAAGCTACTTTAAGTGGTACAGGAATTGTTAAATCTACGGCAGGTACTATTTCTTATTTAACTGATAATTCAAGTAATTGGAATACGGCATTTAATGATTCAATCACAAGTGCTGCGGTTACTGGAACAACAACTAAATTATTAACTTTAAACCAACAAGATGGTGGTACAATTACTGCTTCTTGGTCGGACTTTGATACTGCACCAGTTACTTCGGTATTTGGTCGCACAGGTGCGGTGGTTGCTGCTGAAGGAGATTATTCTTTAACTCAACTTTCGGATGTAACTATTACAACTCCTGCAAATGGTCAAGTATTAAAATATAACGGAACTTCTTGGGTAAATGGAACGGATACGGATACAGGATTAACTTCGGTTGGTTTAAGTATGCCTTCTGCATTTACTGTTTCTAATAGTCCTTTGACTTCAAACGGAACTCTTGCAGTAACAGGAGCAGGTGTTGCTTCTCAATATGTTAGAGGAGATGGTACTTTAGCACCTTTCCCTACTTCAACAGGTGGTGGTTCTTCTGTAAGTTATTATTTTAATGGAGGTACTAATCAAGGCACAATAGGTGGTAATACTTATTACGAAATGAGCAAGGATGCTGTTATAGGTGTTGGTGCTGATTTTACTATTAGTTCAAATGGTTATATTTCTCAATTTGTAACAGATGCTAACGATCCTGCTGCATTAACTATTCCAGCTGGTAATTGGAATTTCGAAATGTGGTTTTCTTCAAATTCTAATGGTGGTAGTCCAAGTTTCTATTTGGAATTGTATAAATATGATGGCTCTACGCTTACTTTAATTTCGAGTGGTTCTGCTACTCCAGAGTTAATTACTAATGGTACTGCTATTAATTTATATACAACTGCTTTAGCTGTTCCTACAACAGCTTTAACGATAACTGATAGATTAGCTGTTAGAGTATTTGTTAATAATAGTGGTAAAACTATTACACTTCATACACAAAACGGACATTTATGTCAAGCAATAACAACATTTTCTACTGGATTAACAGCCTTAAATGGTTTAACTAATCAAGTTCAATATTTTGCAACAGGAACGAGTGGAACAGACTTTGGTATTTCTTCTGCTACTTCTACGCATACTTTTAACTTACCAACTGCTTCGGCAACAAATAGAGGTGCTTTAAGTAGTGCTGATTGGACAACTTTTAATAACAAGCAAAACGCTTTAACAAATCCTATCACAGGCACTGGAACAACTAATTACTTACCAAAGTTTACAGGAGCAAGTGCTTTAGGAAATTCAATAGTAAGTGAAAGTGGTTCGGCAATAAGTATTGCAGGTAATTTAGGGGTAAGTGCAACAATAAGTTCTTGGATTGCACAATATAAAGCAATTGATATTGGATTAGCTGGTTTTATATATTCTCGTAACGATAACGATGAAACTTCTATTGGTACAAATTGGTATAGAGATGGTTCAGCTGCATTTGTTTATAAAAATAATGGATTTGCAAGTATGTACACACAAGGTAGTGCGCAACATACTTGGTATAGCGCTCCAAGTGGAACGGCAGGTAATGCTATTAGCTTTACACAAGCTATGACTTTAGATGCAAGTGGAAGATTAGGAATAGGAACTACTACTCCTTCACAAAAATTACAAGTTATAGGAACAATTGCTGCTCAAATTGGTGTTGATGGTTCAGATGCTACTGGAGTAAGAATTTACGGAAGTGGCACAAGCAAAAGAATGGATTTTGTGGCTTCAGATGGAGGTGTTAACGAAAGGATTAGTGGTATTGGAACAGGCGGTGTTGGTACTATGACATTTTCTGTTAATAATGATGTAGGTTCTTTAACCGAAAGAATGCGTATTGCTGCTTCGGGTAATGTAGGAATAGGAACTACAAGTCCGAGTGCAAAGTTACATATTGGAGAAAGTGGAGCTGCTGCACAATTATGGTTGCAAAGAACTGACGGATACAACCCTGTTAAATTAATAGGCGGTACTTTATCTGATGGCAGTGGGTTTAAAATAACTATGAATACCACAGATGCTTTTGCTATCACTTCAGGTGGGAATACCTTAATCGGCACTACTACAGATGCAGGTTACAAGTTAGATGTAAATGGAAATACGAGAGTAGTAGGTAATATAGTTGTACCTTTTCAAGGTAATGGTTTTATTGGAAGTTCAATAGATAATGGTTTAGTATTTGATGGTTCTGGAAATTATGGATTAGCAGTAAACAGTAGTATTGGTCTTGGTTTAATATTTGAATCAGATGGTGGAACTGCAAAAGATTTCTTTATAGGAACTGGAAATAGCGACCCAGATTCGGCTACAAAACTTTTAACTATTAACACTTCGGGTGCAGCAACTTTTTCTTCTTCGGTAACTACGGGAGCAGATTTATTAATTAATAATACATCAGTAAGCAAAAAAGGTTATAAATTTCAAAGTCCTGCTTCACTTTGGGGGCCGCAAGAATCTGGATTATATTTTACTCCTGCTGATGGTACTAATGGAGCGCCTACATTTACTCTTGAATTATGGAATCCAAGTGGTGGTAATTTCACAACTGCTTTAAGTGTTTTGCCAAGTGGTGCATCAACTTTCAGCGCAGGTTTAGGTATTGGCGGTGCAACTGCAACAACGGCAGGTATTCAATTCCCAGCTACACAAGTAGCAAGTGCTTCAGCTAATAATTTAGATGACTACGAAGAAGGAACTTGGACTATGGGTGTGAGTTTTGGCGGTGCTTCAACAGGTATAACTTATGCAGCAAATTCAGGTAATTATGTTAAAATTGGTAAGCAAGTAACCGTAACAGGTTATATAGTTATGAGTAATAAAGGTTCGGCAATAGGAAGTGCAAAAATTACAGGCTTACCTTTTACAATTAGTACTGGCGGAGCAAATTTTAGTGCAATATCGGCTAATTTATTTAATATAACTTTTACAAATGTTTATGCTGGATATGGCGAATTAAATACAAGTAATGTTTTATTAAATCAAGTTACGAGTTTAGGAGTTTCATCAGCTATTACAAATACAAATTTTGCAAATAACTCTGAAATTATATTCTCTTTAACATATTTTGTATAATTAAATAAATAAAAAAATGATAGAAGAAATAACATACATTAGTGAATTTAATGTAAACGAAAACGGAACAATTTCTATTCGTAAAACTACGGATATTGTTAAAGATGAAGTAGTAATTGCTTCAAGCTATTGGAGATGTGTTTTAGAAGTTAATGACCCTACGGCTGATGAGGTTTTAGGTGTTGATACTTACTTTAGAAATCTTGCTCAATTTGCTTGGGATTCTTTGTAAAAATACTAACTTTACAAAATGACAAACGAGCAAATATTTGGCATATTAGGTCAAGGACTTGATATTGCTACACAAAAAGGAGTATTTAATTTAGGGGATGCAAAATTAGTAGCTGATGCTTTATTAGAACTTAAAAGAGTTTTAGACATTCAAGAACCTATAAAAGAAGATGATAAATAGTGAATTCCAATTGGAGGTAGTCACAGACCTTGCAGTAGAGCCAGTTACCTTACAAGAGGCTAAAGACTATATGAGAATTTCTTCGGAATCGGAGAATGACTTAATAGAAGAACTAATAACTTCAGCAAGGGAGCGAATAGAGAAGTTTACAGGACTATCTTTAGGAGAAAAAACTCTTAGGGCTTATTGGTTTTACTTTCACATTCCACAGGAGATTCCTTATGGTCCAGTTACCTTAATTGATTCGGTTGTGAATGATGAAGATGTAGCTTTGGAATATACGGCTCGTGGATTGCAATATAAGATGCTTGAGGCTTACTCTACCGTTGGTTTGACAATAGAGTACGAGGCAGGCTTTGCAGTGTGTCCTAAAGGCTTAAAATTAGCCATTTTAAAACAAGTGTCTACTGACTACGAGAATAGGGAAAATTATTCTATTTATGACCAAGCGTACCAGTTAAGTTCGGATGCTAAAAGACAAGCACAACCATATTGTAGAAACACTTTATTTGGTATCTAATGAAGGCAGGAGTTTTAAGAAATCAAATCGCAATACAAACTTTACAGACTGGCGCAGATGGTACAGGTGGTTACTTTGGTACATTTGTAGACCAAAAGGTAGTTTGGGCAAAGATTAGAGCAAAACAAGGCTTTAGAAATTTAGAAGATGGTAAAATATCTTTAGACAATATCTACGAGTTTACTATCAGATATGATGACTATCCTAATTTATCTCAAATCAATAAAATTGTTTATAATAGTGGCGAGTACATTATTAAAGCATTCCAGGTAACGGATGAAAGAAAAAAAGAAATAGTTATAATGACTACTTTGGGAAGATTAATTGACCCTACTTTCTTCTTAATTACCGAGTTCTACGAAAACTTAATGACTGAAGATAACAAGTTTATTGTAACATAATGGCTTTAATAGGGTTAGATAGTGTTTTAAAGAAGTTTGATAAGTTGCCTGAAAAAGTAGTTACTTTAACTAAAGCTGCAGTAACTCGAAATACTAATGAAATTTATGCTGAAGCAGTTTCAAGAGTACCAAAAAAACTAAATAAATTATCAGCAAGTGGTAAAAAGAATATTACAGACCTTACTGGTACTGTTAGTTTTGGTGGTAGTGGTGTAGATTATGCTCCTTATGTAGAGTTTGGTACAGGTCAATTTGCTAAATCTTATTTATCAAGTATGCCTAATGAGATTAAATCTTATGCTATGACTTTTTATGTAAATGGACAAGGTAGAGTACCTGCACAACCATTCTTAATACCAGCTTTTTTAAAATACAGGAAAGAATTTATTAAAGATATGAAAGATATTGCTAAAATTATTAGTAAATAAATCGTAAATTTGTGGAATGAAAGATGTCGGAGAACTTATTAGACAAAAACTTTACGAAAGGTTAAGCGGTGCAATCGTTATAGACCTACAAGAAGTTCCAGTATTTGATTCGGCAAGTGTTTTAGCAGCAGCGACTGAACCATATATTTTACTTTCTACTTTTGTTTCTACGGAATTAGGAGAAGGTAGTAAACAAGCATATGGTCAAGAAGTGAGCGTTTTAATTGAAGTAGGAACGAGGTTTGATAACTCTTTTGGTGGTAAATTACTATCAGATAGAATATCAAACGAAGTAATAGAGTTAGTTAGAACAAGGCAGGATGGGTATTTAGATTTATTACCTGATTGGTATGTAATCAGAACATTAATGGAGAGTACAAATACAATAGAGCAACTAATAGATACAGGGCTTTTAGTGAGAAGATTAATAAGATTTACATTTAAATTACAACAAGGAATATGAGTGTTTTAAACGGTTCGGATATATTACTTTACGATGCAGATACGGATTTTCCGTTAATGTGTCAAACTAATGTAACTATAACATTAAACGATGCTATGATAGATGCTACTTGTAAGCAATCAGGCGGTTATTCGGTATCTTTGCCAGGCTTAAGAGATTTTGCTTTTACGGCTGATGCTTTAGTTGATTTTGATGAAGGTGGAAGCGATTTAGGTATTACAACTTTGTTTGCTGCTTACGATGCAAGAACACCAATTAACATACTAATATCTAATCCTGTTATACCACAAGGGTATTATGTAGGATTAACATATATTGATAGTATAGAAGTAAACGCACCAATGGAAGATGTGGTAACTTATACAGTATCATTTACAGGGACTTATTCAATAACAGATTAATTAACTTTTAAAATAAAATAATATGGCAGTTTACAACGGCACAGCGCAAATCTTAAAAATGGGTGGTACGCAAATCGCAGAATTAACAAATGTTACAATGTCTATGAATCAGGATGTTTTTGAGACTACTTCTAAAGAAAGTGGTGCTTGGAAAGAAATTATGCCAGGCTTAAGAGACATTACTTATTCAGCAGAAGGTCTTGCAGACTTTGTTGCAGCGAATAAAGACTTAACAGATATTTTTGCTGCTTATAGTGCTACCCCTCCAGCAAGTGTTCAAATTGTTTGGACTAACTCAATACCAGGTAATACATCAGTTACACAAACTGCTTACATTACTTCTTGCGAAGTTTCAGCACCTATGGAAGATGTAGTTACTTACTCTATTGAGTTTGCAGGCACAGGAACACCTACATTTACAGTAATAGCATAAATTAACCAAAACAAACTATGACAGGAATAATAGAAGTTACTCTCAACGGAGAAGTAAAAGAATTAAAATTTGGTAATTACGCTTTAGAAAAGTATACTAAATTAACTGGTGTTGATATAGGTGGTATCAAACAACTTGATGATGATTATAGTCAGTTAGATATGACTGCTGATATAATTTATTGTGGGTTGTTTGGTGCTTATCGTTCAAACAAAAAGGTAGTAGATTTTACTTTAGAAGATGTTCAAAGTTGGGTAGATTCTATGGGTTATGCTGACCAGCTTACAGTGATTAAAGAGTTTATGTCTTGTGTAGTCTTAATGACTGAACAAATGTTAAACGCTTTTAAAGCTATGAGTGATGGTGAAGCAGAAAAAAAAAAGTAACTTGGAGTGATGTATTAGACAACGCAATTATTAATTTGGGATTAATGCCAAATGATTTTTGGGAGATGACTTTTGTAGATTATGTTAGGTATATAATTTATTGTGCTAAAAAGGATGCTGATGAATGGGATAGGACAAGAGTATTAATGAGCTACATACTTAACACACAAGTAGAAAAAAAACACCAAAAGAAACCAAAAGATATTATTCCATTATGGACTGATAAGTATAGGATGCTTCAAAAAAAACCAGTTAAGTTACCAACTAAAGAAGAAAAAGAAGAATTACTAAACAAGATGGGTAATAATGGAAGAAATAATAATAGTTAAACTCGAAGCCGAAATTGGTGATTTAAAGAATCAATTAAACGCTGCACAAGGTGAATTAAAAAGATTCGGAGTTGGAGTAGAACAATCAGTAGGTGCTATTACATTAAACTCTTTAAATTCACAACTTGTACAATTACAAAAACAATTAAGTACCGTAGATGTAGGTTCTGCTGCATTCAAAAATATAGGTGCTGAAATTACCGCCGTAGAAAGTAAAGTAAATTCTGCTTTAACATCTATTAGTAACAATGCTAATAGGTCAAAAACAGGCTTTAACGGTCTAAACAATTCAATCAATCAATTATCAAGAGAATTACCAGCATTTGCAATTAATGCTAATATTGGATTTTTAGCTATATCCAATAACTTACCTATATTATTTGATGAAATAAAAAGGGTTACTGCTGCTAATAAAGAATTAGCTGATAGTGGTAAACCTACTACTTCTGTATTTAAACAATTAAGCGGAGCTTTATTTTCTTGGCAGACTGCTTTAAGTCTTGGTGTAACTTTATTAACTATTTACGGTGGTAAAATAGTTGAAATGGTAACTAAATTGACTGAAGGCAAAGAAGTTATAACAAGTTCTAAATTAGAATTAGATGCTCTTAATGAAACTTTTGCTGATAAATCTTTACAAAGTGCAATAAGTGAGATAGTATTATTAAAGTCTTCTTTAGAAACTGCAAGTAAAAGTATTGTAGGACAAAAACAATTTGTTGAACAATATAATAGAACTATAGGTACTGTTACAGGCAGTGTAGATACATTTAAAGCTGCAGAACAAGGTATAATTGACAATACCGATAATTATGTTTCTGCTATGATTGCAAGAGCAACTGCAACTAAATTAGCAGCTAAAGCTGGTGATATTACTACTCAAATAGAAGATTTAAGAGTTGAACACGCAAAACAAAATGCTATTGACCAAATTGATTTACAAAAAGAATATTCTGATAAGTATACAAACTTATTATATAAAGGTAGTTTAGAGTTAAAGAATGCTTTTGGTAATGAAGAAAATTATGTAAAGACTATGATTGCTAATAAAAAAGCAATTACACATAAAGGTCAACAAGAAGAGTTAGCTGCTTTACAAACACAATATGATAATTTAGAAAAATTAACTAAAAAATACTTTAACAAATCAGGTCAAATAACACCTTATGTAAAGCCTTCTCCTACTAAAACTGAAAGACCTCTTGATATGGCTCTTGCTCCTGTTTTAGGGTTTAAACTATTAGCTAACGATGCATTAAAATTAGACCAAAATTTAAAAGGAGTTAAAACTACCTTACAAGGATTTGAAAATTTAAAACCAATAGTGTTATTAGAAGATTACCAAATTCAAAACTTGGAAACTGTAGTTAATTTACTTGGAAATGCTTTGACAAGTGCATTCGATGCTGCTTTAATAAATGGTGAAAATTTCTTTAAAGTATTAGGACAAGCACTATTAAACCTATTTAAAAAGTTATTAGCTGCTGCTGCTGCTGCTGCAATATTGAGTCTTATATTAGTATCTTTAGGTTATGGTTCTGCAGTTGCTGGATTTGTTCCTTTATTTAAACAATTAGGTGGTATTGATTTAAGTGGTGGTAAAAAACCAAAAGATACTATGGTAGCAATGCCTACTAATACACTTGGACAAGGTGGCTATCAAATAGATATAATGGGAGATAAAATGAGATTATTATTAGATAACAACGCAATTAAAAATTCGAGGGTGGTATAATGGCTTATAATCATATTTATAATCTTGAATTTAAAGGATTAGACCAAGTAGGAACTGATTTGTATTATCAAGTAAAGTTTGATAAATACGATGCTGCCGTAATACCTTACGATGTAATAGAGTTAATTCCAGCACAAGATTCTCCTTTTGTTTTAAATTATAAAGCCACAGAAGATAATATTTTTTCTCCTATTCGTTCTTCATTTGCGGATATTAAATGCTTTATACCTTATAATTCTACCATTCAGCCATACGATTTTTATTATGAAACTGATGAGTTTACTTTAAGAGTAAGTTTATACGAAACAGATGGTTCTACTTCAACTTTAAAATGGCGAGGATTTCTTTTGCCTGATGTTATACAATATGAATGGCAGGAGCAATACTATTTACAATTAACTGCTA